GCTTATTCAAAACGATATTAAGGTTGCGAATCACAGGATAGACGACCTCGAACAGGTATGTAAAGAACATTTCACAAAATAAAGGAGTAAAAAACAATGAAAACATTATGTATATCGCTTATTATCGTTGCACTGCTTATTTTAGCCGTGCAAATTATCACTGAAATTATCAAATCCGTATTTAAGGATAAGGAAAATATCGTTTATAATTTGATTGTATTCGGTGTTTCCTTGATTTTAACCCTTGTTACAGTCATTGCGGCAAGTCAGATTGTGCCGTTCAAACTCGTTTGGTACATAATTGTCGGCGCTGTCGTCGGCTCGTTCTTTATTGCTTACGGTGCAATGTACGGCTACGACAAACTTTTCAAAAGAGTATTTGAATCTGTAAAAAACGCTATTAAATCATTTTTAGAAATTGAGGAAGAGGTTAAGAACAATGAAAAGAAATAAAGCTATAATGTCCGTGATAATGTCGTTGCTTTTGATTACATCAATTTTTTGCGGTTGTAATAAATCAAATATCGAAAGCACAACAAAACCGACAGAAACGACTACCGTTGAGCAAACAGCCGAACCCGAAGTTACTATTTCTGCTGATGTTAAGAAAGAAGCAGAGAAAACTAAGGACGAAGTTGAAAACGGCGAGGATATCGGCACTGATGAGCCTATTATCGCAAAACCTAAATCCGAAAGCACTGTTGTTGATGAAAGCTTAATTGAGCAGGATGCCGTTATTGAACAAGAAAATATTTCTTATGACGGTACTAATACCGGGAAAGGTAAAGCACTTCTTGGCGCTTGCAAAGGTCTTACATATTATAATCAGGCTGACAGCAGGTGGGCGAAAAAACCTTATACAAGCTCAAACAATAAAACGCAAACGATTAAATCAAGTGGTTGCGGTCCAACTTCGGCGGCAATGGTTGTAAGCTCCTCAAAAGGTGCGATATTACCAACAACTATGGCAAAGCTTTTTGTTGATAACGGTTATCGAACTAAGTCAAACGGAACTGCGTGGTCTGCTTGGTCTTTTGTGGCTGACTATTTTAATTTTAAGAAATATGCTACAACTTCTAATATTGATAAAGCCTTAAACTATTTGAAGAAGGATAAAAACAAGGACGGCGTATCTGATTATTTTATCGTTGCCTCTTGTAATTACGGTTTATTCACTACATCCGGCCACTACATTGTGCTTGTTGGCTATAATAGTGGTACTATATCCGTTTACGACCCTTATTCTTATGTTGGAAAATTTAGCACACCGAGCAGAAAGGCTGCAGGTGCTAAGCTTAGTGGTAACACTGTTTTCGTCAGTGAGCAAAATTTTAAGAAATACGGCAACACCGTTAATTATTGGGTGTTCTCGAATGACTATAAAAAGAAAAAATCAAAAGTAAAGAAGTCGGTTACAAAGTATGTAGCTACTAAGTCACAGTCACTTAATGTCAGAGCTAAAGCTGATAAATCATCAAAGGTCTTAACTCAGCTCAAGAAAGGCACAAAGGTTACTGTTACCAAAGTAAGTGGCTCGTGGTCTTATATTACCGTTCCGGCTAAAGGTTGGGTAAGCGCTGCTTATCTTTCAAACACAAAGGTTGTAGCCGATAAGCCGAAGAAAGTAAGCTATAAAACAACGGTAGGCAAGCACTACAGGCTTAAAGGTAAAACATATCTTTACAAAAATCAAAACCTTACAGGAATTAAATACGAGTATCTGCCACATACTGAAATAATTGTGCAAAAACATATCAGCGCAAGCGTTGATAAGGTTAAGGCTGTTAAGACCGGCAGAGTAGCTTATGCTAAGATTAATTCCTATAAATAAATTATTGACAAAGCATAATATTAAATGATATTATAATGTTACGTAGTCCGATGCCAAAAGCTACGTATCTCAATCAAAACGCCCTCGGTCACTCAGCCGAGGGCGTTTTGATGTTTTTAAAATGAGCTTAATTGATATCCTGTTTTAGCCGATAAAGCATTAAATAGTTGTTCTTTGTTTGTGATATCAAAATCAATTGGAATTCGATACAATTTTATATCTATGAAATTTTCGGGGCGTGAATCGTCGATACTTTGACATAATTTATTAAAAGTTTCTACTGCTTCATCATATACGCAGCCTAAATATGCGTTTTTTGCTTCTTCTCTTGAAATATCGTCGATTTTATATAATGTAATGTAATCATCTTTTTTATAATTAAGCATTTTTTCGATAACAAGATTTTTGCACCAATCAGGACATTTTCTGTTTCCAAGCTCCCAATCCTGAAATGTTCGTCTTGGAATACCAAATAAATCTGTTATATCTTGTTGAGTAAATTTCATAAATTTTCTAATTTCTTTTAATTCCATTGTTGTGCTCCTGAATATATTTATTTTGATTGTGACCTTATTCTATTAATAAGGTAAGCAATAAGTTTTACAGTACCAAAAATAACTAAAACAATACCAAGTGATGATAAAAAATTATTCATATTGACACCTCACTAATTTTAATATATAATGTTTATGAAAGGCAAGGGGCTTTCGCCCCAAGCCTTTTGTCTAAAACTATTTAATCAATTTATCAATTATGATTAAGATAGTTCCGACAACCAAGTCCATTAAAGAAGTTGCTAAAATTGTGTTCCAGTCAACTTTATGTACTTCTTTTTTTGACTTGGCTTTTTTATTTCGTCTCATTGGTATCAACCCCCTTTCTTTAATTACATTATAGCACGCAATGCGTACAATGTCAAGACTTTTTTTAAAATTTATAAAAAAATAAATTGTTTATTTAAAACTGATTAATATATTAAGGCTTCTAAAATAACGAGAGGGGAGCAACAAAGGGAGCAATTAGCCCTACAATATTCGTTTTGTAAAAAACAAATAACAACATATAAAAATAAGAAAACCGCCTAAAATGGCGGTTTTTTGCACTTTAAGGTATAAAACAAGGGCTACTGAAAAGTAGCCCTTTTGGTCGAGGTGACAAGACTTGAACTTGCGGCCTCTGCGTCCCGAACGCAGCGCTCTACCAAGCTGAGCTACACCTCGAAATATTAAGTTGAAGCACTGACATGCAACAAACAAGAGTATATACGAAAAAAAGAAAAAAGTCAAGAGAAATTCAACTACTTTTCAACATACAAGGCAAAAAGCAATGAAAGAATTTCTTCCATTGCTTTTTCATTACGTGTTAGCACCTACCTTATACAAACATAGCAATATGCAACACCCGACTCATTAAGACAAACAACTTCGTTCATAATACCCTTAAGGTTTTGAGAAACTTTAAGAGTTTTTCTGTCATCTCTAAAACGCAAACCGTTTGTAGTACCAAAGGTAGAGCCGTAAGCCGTATAAATATAGTCTTTGCTATTTGGCGCATCCCAAACGTGAGGGGTAACGCCTGTCGGGAAAATAATAACTGCGCTCGGATCAAATGGGCAAGCGGTTGCAATTTCACGAACACTTTCATTATTGCCATAATAAATATTGCAATAAACATTCGTATTCCATTTGTTCCTTTCCTCCTCAGACACGTGGCAGGACATATCGTTTTTATGGTCTATAATTTGCTTATCGATAATCAAATTATCATTACAAAAATCTTCTCTTTTAGGTTTGTCCCCACCGAGCCAAAGATTAAGCCCTATTTCTGTTTTATTTGTGCTGCTCATTGTGCACCTCCTAAACTGTCTATAAAATTAAATGATATTTTTGCAATTTTATCCCAATCGTCTGCATTATAATCAAGCGCATCAAGCGCATCGAAATCATAAATACACTCATTCGCCTGCATAACAACACCGGGACAAATATATTTTTCAAAATAAGAAATATTTTTTAAAACTTGCGATAAAAAAGACTCTTTACTGCCACCGGCAAAAAAAACAAAATTCGATACGCTAAACGTCATATTTTTATCAAAAGTTTTCAAACATTCCTCTTTAAATTCATCATATTTATATTTAACAAAACCTTGCGATAAGCCTTTTTGAACATTCTCATAGTTAATCTCATCCAAATCAAGTAAATCGCACATCATTTTAATGCCGTAATTTTTAGCCGAATCGAAAAACACTTCAGAAAGTATTTTATCAAAATATTCTTCCACAAGCGTCATTCCCGCATCAATAGCTTTAATCATGGCATAATTGAATCCGTTTCTTCTTACGTTCAAATTAAGCGCAGACAAAAGCGACGAAAGCCTGTAAATGCGTGTATTGCTAACATTCATAAAGTTCGACCTCCAAATTGTCGAGAAGAATATAGCCGTCGCCGTCGCAAAGAATACAATCGCCCAAAACATTTGTTCCGCTTATTTCAACGCTTTGAACGCTGTCGATTTTCAGCGCCGCCTTTCTAATCTCATCAAGTGAAATATTATAGTTTATTTTATTGCGTGTTAAAATTTCATAAATGTTATCATATATTTCTTGCTTTTGTGACGCCTCATCAGAAATACTGTCAACATTAGCCTTGACCTTTATCGATACATGTGTCTTTTTGGCATACTCAAAACGAATTTTAACGCCAAACAGTTCAATTTGTGGAAATGCTTTTTTGATACCTTCCAATTCTTCACTCGTGAGTTCTCCGGGGCAAGAAACAATTACCCTTACGCTTCCGGGGGTGTCGCTTTGCTTTATTGAGCAATCTTTAATATTGCCAATGTTTTTAATTTCAAGTTCAATTGAACTTTTATTAAAATAATTAAGCGGAATTTTAAATGTTGACATAATTCTTTTTCTAAACGAGCCGTCGCTTTCGTCATCGCTTCCACCTGTTATCGGATACGCATTAAACGCATATTCAATCCCCGACGGAGGATTAACAAGAGTCAGTAAATTGTCGTCCTCTAAGTTGTATTTTTCTCCGTTTCCCAAAGCGGTACAGGAAACCGATATACTTGTATTGCCCGCTTTAAGAATAACCGTTTCATCTGTTGAATACTGAATAAGCGGATAATTCGGTTTTGAGCAAACAGTTCCCTTTTCAATAACTATATCGCTTGCAATTGCTTCATTAATGCCAAATGTAAGCGTACCCTTTGCTTTAGTACCGAGCTTTCTTTTGCAATCACGCAACGCACCGTGACGGTCAAGATACTCTCCCGTTGCAGTTTGAACAAACGCTTGCTTTAAAATAAAATCGCCGTAGCATGACAAGCCGTAAAGTTCGCTTGCAATTGCTTCAAGCTTTTTTTCATCAATAGAATTTTCAGCAATTTCCCTGCCAATTTCTTTATTGTAAGCAGCTTTCATATTCTGCAAAATTTCATTATATGTAGACTTCATATTACAACGTACACCTGCCTTTCCTCATTATTAATAAGAACATCAACTGTAATTAAATTATCGTTTTTGGTATATGTAACATTTTTAACATATACCCCGTCAAGCTTTGATAAAGCCATTCTGATAAACGACAGCATAAGCCTTTCGTTTCCTTTTGCCTCGTGTATTCTGCTGCCGAAATTTTTGTCGGGATAGAATTCTCCTTTTTCGCAATAAACAGCCGAGCGGCACAAATTAATAATATCGGTTGTTTTTTCATTAATATCACTCAATAATTTTGCCCTCCTTTGATATAACCAATCCGTTTATCACTATGCTTCCGTCATTTTTGAGGTGAATATATGCACCGGAAAGAGACGTGATTTTAATTTCTCCGTATTCAACATTTGAACTGTCGTTTTCAACTCCTATGCAAACCTGCTCTCCTCCGCCTTGAGTAAGCAAAAGCCTTTCACCCTTAGGTACACAAAAATTGTAGCCGTAGGGAGAGTAAAAATTAACATTTCTTTCAACGCCTGTTGAGGTTGCCTCAACAGCACCTTTTGAGCTCATAGTAACCTTACCGCATTCAACTGCAGGTACTTTTTGTTCTTTAATAATCTGCTTGCTAATCCACATAATTTACCTCCGAGATATCGATATTTTTTCTTAAAATAAGCTTTGTTTGCTCAGCGTTTTCATCAATGGAATAAACCTTCTCAAAAAGCAGATAATCATTAAAATCACCAAGTTTACCACTGTAATCAAAGCGCTGTAAAAGCTCGCTTTCAACATAACCTTTAAGCGTTATTTCAAGGCGCTTATAATCCTTGAACGAATCTTTGAGCATTTTAGAAATTTTATAATTTCTCTGCCAACTCGGAAGCGCCGCAAGATTTACATATCTTTGCCTTGAAAATCCTAATTTTTCAGCAAGCTGCGAATAGGTGTGGCAATCGTAAAGATACGAAAATTCCTTTTTATAATTAACTGCCGAAATCGGTTCGCTTCGATTTATTATGCTTTTGGCCGAAATCACTGAAAAATCATTAAGGCTTAATATATTTTCGCTCGGTTTCAACATAAAAATTTCGTTATCGGCATTAATCCTTATTGAATTGCCGGTAATTGTTGAAACAAGCAAATTGATAGCACCGTAAAGCGATGAGCCGCTTGAAACTTCATATTTTTTAAACGTGCAAATATCGTCAAGCTTATAAGAAAAGCCGAACGGTTTTGCATAAGCGTCAAACAGACTTTGAGCACTCGGACGATTATATGTATAAGCGAAAGCATCGTTGTCAACCAAAAGGCAGGCGCTTGAACGTGCATAAATATATGTTTCAAATCCTCTTTCATCAGCAGTTGTCCTCTGGCAATCGCAATAGCCGTTAAATATTAGTTTGTTATTTTTATAAGCATATACTCTCTCAATTTCATCAAGCGATTTGCCGCCGATAATTTTAATGCTTAGACTGTCGCAAGCAACCTCTGCCGTCTGTGTTAAAACGGCTGAAACAATACCGCTTGGTATTATTTCCTTTCCCAACGTTGTCACTAAAACAATTTTCATCTCAGCTTCACCCGATCACCTTTCTTTATTGAAAACGGACTTTCTATATCATTTAATTGCATAATTTCGTCAACGCTCATATTTGCCCTTGCCGCAATATCAAAAGCAGTATCCCCATCGTATGCAACAATATAATCGAGAGGAGCAATTTCCTTTTTATCATCACACACCTGAGTAAACTCAAATTCATACTCGATTTTACCAAGCGTTGCACTTGAATCATACTTAAACTCGGTAAAAATTGCCTCAATAGGATAAAGCGACGGGCAATGAAGTTCGCCTGCGCCTCCCTGCCTTAAAAGATATGACAAGTGAGCGCATTTTTCGTCTGCATCGTCTGAGAAAAAAGCGCCCTTTCCTTTAACGATAATCGGTTTTTGTGATATATCCTGAGTAATCCCTTTTCCTTCATAGACAGAAGTGTTTGAAACATCACGAGAGGTAATAACCTGAATATATGACGGATTTGTATCAAACACAAAATCCTTAAATCTCATTTTAAATTCTTTCATTATTCACCTGCGGATTTATCATATCGATTTTTATCAAGACGGATAATTTCGCTTATATTTTCCGCCTGTTCATATTCCTCATTCACCGCTTTCACCTCCGAAATCAATATTTGTGCCAAATGAAAAATAGCCGTTAAGCCTATATCCCTTGGCTTGCTTTACATATTCAAGAGGCTGCGCTTTTATTGAAGTAATATTAAATTTTTGGCTTACTCTGCAAATATTTAAAAACACATCCTTTGCAAAAGCAGAATTATTTTTCTCGGTAAATATACCGACCTTAATTTTGACATTTGCATATTTTGTATCATCGCCAAGCTCTATCGGCGTAATTTCCATCTCGTCAAGACCGACACAAACAAACGTATTTTTTATTTCACCGGCATAAGATACATTTTCAAAAGGCTTGATGATTTTAATATTTTTAAAAAAATAATCAGCTTTAAGAGCTTTTGCAAAAGTGATTATAAAATCATTAATATTCATCGTATACTGCCTCCTTAATTTCTCTTAAAATGCCTGTATAATAAATAACCTCGTCGTTTATTTTCACTGCATCTTTTCTCAAAAATTTATACTTGCCCGACGAAGTTTGCAAATATCCGTTATCGCTTATTTCCATAACATTGTGCGTTTTCGGACCAAGATACAAATGATATCTCGCTTCATTTGTTCCAAGTTCCGTAACATCATCGTCAAATGCACTGCTCTTTTTTCGCCACAAGGGATTTACGGTGCATTTAAACGGCATTGAGTTCCATTCTCCGTCATAAAGCGTTGCCTCAATTCCGATTTTATCAAGATGATTTTTTATAATATATCCGCTTCTCATATTACACCGCCTCAAAAGCAAAATGATTGTTTTTAATCAGCGAGGCACACTGCTCAAGAGCAAAATTGTATATTGCCCTTGCATTTTCAAGCGCAGAAGACGTGTCAAGCGAATATGACACATCTCCTGCCTTAAACGAAGTGATACCGTCTGACTGATTAGTAAGCATATATCGATAATAAGCCTTTGCAGCGCAAAGAAATATTACGCAGGAATTATTTTCGTCATCACTGCTTTTTAAAAGTGAATTTATATATTCACATTCCATTTCGATAAGCGATTGATATTTTCCCGCATCTTCCTCACTCAAAGACGAAAGAGTGATAAATTCCGCTTTAATTTTACTTAAATCAGTCATAATAAATCACCTTATTTTGCCTTAACAAGCATAGCAACGGCATCAGGGAAAATGTTTGAGAAACCAACAATTGTAGATACTGTTGCTCTTTCAATCTGACGGTCGATAAGCTTGTCAAAATCTGTTGTAATGTCTGACGCAATTACTCTTTCAAACGCATAGTTTTTATCAATTGCAATAAGGGTATCGGAATCCATTTCCTTTAAGCAATAAACCTCTGCACCGAAAGGAGTAACCATTCTGCCTGTGCCGTGAAAATCAAGACCTGCGTTTGCATCTCTCATTTCAGGTAATTTAAGAAGTCTTGCAAATGACTTAGGGTCAACAAGTATTGTTGTAAGATTGTAAGGCTTCATCATTGTGTAAATATCAATAAGATTATCATAAGTAAATGTATCACCGGTATATGTAATCTTATTTACGGTTGGTTTGTCAATTGTTGCAAGTGCATCGTATGCCTCATAATAAACCATATTTTCACCGATTCTGCGAAGTGTGATTGAGAAAAGGTCAAGCTTTTGGAACTTGATTGCCTCATATGATGCGGAAATCATCTTGCCGTATTTTTTAAGCTTGGTAAGCTTGTCTTTAACAGTAATCTTTACATCTGAAAATGCACTGCCCTCGGCAACATTTATAAAGTCGACCAAATCAGTTGTATCTTCAAGCGAAATAGACCTGTAATCAAGCGAATCAATATAAGATGTGGTTGCAATGATTTTATCTACGGTGCACGCCTCTCTCATACCGAGCTTAATAGAACGGGATACAAATTCAGGAAAAAGAGCTGCTGAATCGGAAGTTTGGAAAAACTTTGAAACAGTATCGCAGTTTTCGCCCGAAATCTTAATGTCAAATCTTTTAAGCTGACGTTCGTATGCATCAAGACCTTCAAGAGATGTGCCCTTGTAGTTTTCTGACGGGTCAAGTGCCTCAAGTGCCTGAGTGAAAGACTTACCTGTGGTGTATAAACTTTTTTCAATTCTAATGTTATCGTATGACATAAATTAATTCCTCCGTTAATTATAATTTAAATTGATTTACTGTATTATTTGTTTTTGTGTCATTACTTTTAATTTGAAGATGAGCGGTGCTTTCACGGTTTTTCTTTGTGAAAGCTTCTTTAAAGGACAAAAGTTCCTTTGCGGTCATAACCTGTGCCACAGAGGAAAAGGCCTTAATATCCATCTCCGGCATAGCCTGGGCGCAAAGCTTTATAACCTCGTTTGCAAGGCTTTTCTTGTACTTTCTGCCAAGCTCTGCCTCATCCTCAAGTGAATCAACATAATTCAAAAGCGAATCAAGCTGAAATTTTGATACCGTAGTATCGTCGCTCATATTTTTGAGCGTCTTAATAATATCCTCCATATTATTCTCCTTTGTAAATTCAAATGCTTTTGTAACTCCTGCCTGTCTTTGCGCAGGAACGGCTACAAAGCTGAACTCATACGCATCGCTGATATCTGACAAAATTGTGCAGGCGGTTTTGCCCTTATATTCTTTGCCCGAAACGTGTTCGCATCTGCACTGCCTTTTATCCTTGCCGCAAATTGAACAGGTTGCTTTTTTTGATGAGCAGGAAACTGAAACTTCCTTTTTAATTCCTGCGTCAAGTTCGTCAATAAATCCTTTGTTTTCCTCGTTTTTGAGCATATAAGCCTTTGCCTTTAGCATATAATAAGGCTCACCGTCGGCTGTTGTTGTTCCATTGCCTTTTTCAATCCATGTTTCAAAAACACGTGCCTTTTGGTCGCTCGATTTCATTGAATGGTCGCTGATACCCGTTTTGCCGACAAAAAGCGTTTTAAGTTCATTAAGCGCCGATAATGAAAATTTTTCAAAATCCCTGTCTATGTCGTTATCGCAAAGAATAACAGTAAAAACATAAAGACTGTCTGCGTCAAACTCACGCCTTGTATACTTATTGATTTTTTTCAAGTCCTCAGTGCTCGGACTAAAACCTTTTTCTACATAACCAAAGCTCAATTTTCCATCTCCCTTCTTATTTTTTCTGCCTGTTGCATATAAAGCTGCGCCTTAGCCTCGTCACATTCATCCTGAAGTGTAATTTTCTTCCATTCGATATTTGCCTCATAAGGCAAGGCATTCATTGCAAGATACATATTGCCGATTTGCTTAATCACAGGTTCAAGAATACGTCTGTACGATTCAAGCTCGCTTGTCAATATATCTGCCTGCTGCGTGCTCATTCTCTCTGTTGACGACCAACTAAGGCCAAGCATAAACGGCGGAAGCCCTGTTTTTGCAACAATCTGTTCAAGAAGCTGTCTTACAGGAATTTCACTGTCAAGCACAGCATTGTCCGCACCGATTACCTTAACGCTCACATCCCCGACTGCCACAAAATCCTTAACGGTATTTGAATTCATGGCATCTTTCCACGCATTTGCAACGGTTTGCGCCGTTTCGTTTGCGTTTGAATAAGCGCTGTCCTTATCCGGCTTGCAAATAACAGAATATCGAAGATTTCCCGCATGCTTCCAATTTTCGCCGATTGTATTATAAATTTCGAGCAAAATATTGCTTACAAACGGCAAACCGGAAAGCAAACTTGTGCCGCACAAATCGGAAGGCTTAGGATTTAAAACAGAATATAAAATCAAATTCGGCTGATTGATTTTGGAGCCGTTATTATAAAAATCGACATCAATTCCGTTTTTTGCCCTTTTAAGCTCAATTGACGAAAGCTCGCTGTTATAAAGCGCATATATCCCGTCTGAGCACATAACTATTTCGCCTATTGCCGTGCCGAAGGTTAAAAGCTGATTAAGATAATTTGAAACGAAAGAGGTTATCCCTCTTTGGTTTCCGCCGACATTTATCGACTCAAAATACGAGTTCATCATATCGTTTATTTTTTCATTGCCTGTATCAAACCTAAAGCCTTCGCAAAGTCGCACAATTTTATTAATTGCGGCGTCTAAAATAGGAACCGCATTTCTAAGCTCGGCATATACTCTCGATTCGCCGTTAATCGGCATATAACTTGTAAGATTATAATAAGGATGATTTGTAGCGATTGACGTTTGAACCGCACATGCAGCATTTGAATTTTGACTTTTCTTTTTTCTTAAATCTAAAATTTTCAAAGCTAATTCCTTTCTATTGCAAAAGACGCAAACGAATTTCCTTGTCCCTCTCTGCCCAAAACAGTAGCGACAAAATATCGTATATCATCCATTGCGTGGTCATTTTCTTTTTTAACCGCATCCTTTTTTATACTGTCATCCCAGCGATAGATTGAAAATTCTCTTATTGCATCGGCACAGCAGGGATATATAAATATCTCCCCATCCTTGAGTGCCTGGCACACTAGGTTAATACCCGATAGAACATCATTATTCGCTTTGATAACACGAAATTTTTTGTGCCTTAAAACAGTTTGAATAAAAGATGCAGCTGACGGGTCAATAATCAAAGCTGTTATATCCTTGCCGTTCGCAAGTCTTTCAAGCTCACGGTAATATTCCTCATCTGTCAGCTGAATACCGTTGTCTCTGCCTGAATAATAATACTCATCAAGCCGATACCACTTGCCGTCGCACTCACCCCAAAGGCCTAAAGAAAAAGGATTTACCGTTCCGTAGTCGCACGAAAGATAATATCGTGAAAAACTGCCGTCGCACCTTTTTATGTGCCTTTCAGGTGAAAACATAGGATAAACAAGACCTTGAGCCGTGACCCATTTTCCCTCAATAAATCGCTCATAAAAAGCGCCCGAATAAAGACTTTTATATCTTTTTTTAACGCTTTCAGACAAAGAGGGATTGTCGTCCATAGTGAAATGGATATACAAAACATTTTTTTCTTCGGCTTTTTTTATCCATTCCATATAAAACCAATGATAAGGATGCTCCGGATTGCAGTTGAAAAAGTATTTTGAATTTTCAAGAGAGCACCTTGCAACCGCCTGTTCAACAAAACTTCTCGGCATAAGCGCAACCTCGTCGAGCATAACGCCACCCAAAGTCATACCCTGAATGAGTGATGCACTTGATTCATCTCTGCCGCCGAAAAGATAATAACGGTTAGTCACATTGCCTCTTGAAATCGTAACCATATTCCTGCTAATCCTGTAATCAACGCTGAAACCAAGTTCTTTAAGCGTCGGCAAAAGCGGAGTAATAACATTTCTCCTAAGTGAAGAAATTGTTTTCCCGCAAATGGCAAACGAAGTATCGCAAAAAGCATAAAAGGACCAACAAATAAACGATATACCCATACAAAGCGTTTTGCCTGACCTTACGGCGCCGTCACAGATTATTCCGTTTTTATTTTTAACGTCACTGCCATTGCACCACCAATTCAAAACGGCAAGTTGCTTTTTTGAAAACGGGATAAATCTATTCATCAAATTCCTCCGTATAATGCCTTTTAGTCGCCTGCGTACTTTTTTCCAGTGCCTCATAAAATGAGGTCGGCGACTTGTCCGTTTGCTCATTCACCATTTCTCTGATTTTGTCAATAGCCTTAAGCCTGTCAAAAAATTTAATCTCCATTCCGCCTCCCTTTGGGCGCTTGATTTCGCTTACGTTAAACAAATCAAGCGTGTTAAGCTTTTGGAGTATTTTTTCCTCAGGCTCGAAAAGCAGGCTGACTGCATCCGTTATTTCGCCGAATGCAAGACGTCTTAAGCCGTCGCATACCTCCTTTTCGCTTATCTTCTTTCTGCGTGACATTTCACACCTCCATATCATTTTTTTGCAGGGCAAAAGAAAAACTCCCTACACTAACAGCGTATAGGGAGTGAAATATAACGTATAAAGGCTATATTTTGCCTAAAAAATATTCAAGAAATTTTATTTTTGCCGATTTATTCAATATATGCGTATATTTTAAATGCGATTATTGCGCAAAACTTTAAAAAAAAGCAAAAAAACAGCAGATATTCAAAAGTTTTAAATATCTGCTGTAAATTCCTATTATATTATGTATCAACCCTCGTCAATCGGATTTTTATTATTTTTCTTTGACTCTCTGCCGTATTTTTCCTCATAACCGGGGTTAATATAATCCTCAACCACCTTGCCGTCACGAATACGGATTACACGTTCTGCCTCTTCC